AGGTTCGGGCACTTGTTCAGGTATAGGTTCGGGCACTTGTTTGGGCACTTGTTCAGGTATAGGTTCAGGCACTTGTTTGGGCACAGTGGTATCGAGTGAACTTGCGGGCGGCGGTTCCAATGAAAGTGACTGTTTCGGTTTCGATTTCGGGACACACATCTTTCCCTTTCTCCTTGTTCCTCGAGGACATGCTTTTCCATGAATTTCTTCATTGTATTCGAAGGGTACTTCAGGAACAATGGGTTTCGGTTTGGGAGGCATATAAATAGGAAATATCGAGATAGTACGTTTATATCATATACACTGGCCATAAAAAATAAGTGTCTATTTATCTTCTTACTTTACAAATTCAAATCACTAAACTCGGTTATGTGCTACTGCTCTTTTTTCGTCCGTTTTTTTCGCGCTTCTTGGTGTTCATTTCAAGTCCAGTACCAAAATTGTCTGTAATTTCGTAGTAGTTTTCCATATCAAAGGTCTCCGAAATGTCCACCGATTGCGTATTGCAATACTGAATTAGCGCCCCCATTTCATTCGTGTATTCCTCTGTAATTTTCGCATAATCGCTATCCTCTAGGTTTCTTTGCAAATACGAAGCTGCGTGTCTCTGCGTAATATCTTTGGAAGAGTCCACAAACATCTGAAGTAGTTGGTAATAAGCATCATTCTTCTGTTTTCTGCGTATGTTCGTAGCCAACCGTTTCTTGAATTCCGTTTCGTCTATTTTCTGATTCAAATAATCACACCGTATCGGTTCATTCGTTACATGCCGCGTATCAAATCGAGGCAAATCGATATCCTCTATATGGTTAATGGATTGAATGATCGAATTCACATAATGGTATGCAATGTTAATTGGCTTAACTGATTTTGGTCGATACCGCGTACCGCGTACCGCGATAAACAAATTGCTTGATAGGAACTGATGCGTAAACTCTCGCCATCCACGCAACCCTCCACATGGTTGCATCCGATTTGGAACTGTGTTCACTCCAGTAGGGTTTCTGCTTCGAAGGTATTCAAAATAATGAGGGTTATGAATATTCGCGTTTTGGTTATAGACCTTGCCCGTATTCCAATTAAAGGCAGTGTTGCACATCGTACACCACATCTGAGGACATCCATCGATGCGGTAAATCGGCGTAGCGCATTTGGGGCACGGCTTCGTCGATTTCATGACCTCTTTCGCAGATTCCACGTTTTCTGGGTTGCATTCGTGAGGAACGTCGCGCGCTAAACCAATCACTTCGTGGCATTCGGGGCACGCCCAAATATTGCAGAGCCCGCATTTCCATTGCTGGCTTAAAAACCCGCGACAGTCGGCCGCAGGACAATTGCGCGTAAATTTGCGGCGTTCAGCGTTTTCCGTAGTTCCGTCCTCATCGTCTCCATCCATACCAGCGAGTCGGCGTCGGACTCGTTGAGACAATTGTCCATAGGAAAGTTGCGTTTCACTATATTTCCTATGGAGTTCTCGGATTTCGCTCGAAAGGCGGGTCAGTCGTTCCAGTTCCGCATTTCGTTGCGTAACCAGTTCCACCGTGATTTGGGATCTCGGCAGCTGTGCCTTCTCCAGTTCGTACAGCTGGTTCGCCACGTGTTCGCGCCATTTGCCCTTCATAAAGACTTTGGGAAACTGGCGGCTCATGAAATGTCGCGTCCACTCTTTTACACACTCCGTGTTCATGCATTTAGGCACTTGTTCACTCAAAATATAGGTTTGCGCACACGACATACATGCCGTAAATTCGCAGTGCATACATACAATCGGACAACGCGTCGAACGGTTGTACTTTTCGGCACATATGGTGCATTCGGGAGATTCCGACTTTATTTTCCTAGGAGTTGGTTCCATGTTTCTTCGTAAAACTATACAATAGATGTGGATGAATTTATTGTACAATCAAACGTGGTGTGCCGCCTTGTTCAATTTTGTTCTAGGCGATAAACACCAGTGTGGTCAAGGTCCGGTTGACGGATTCGAGTAGTACGCGTTTTTCCACGTTGTAGTCACGGATATGCGCATATGCGTCCTCATAGGGTTTCCATTCACAAGCGCTCACTTCGCATGTCTGTTCCTTATGTGGTTTGGTCGAGGTGGTGTAGTCCATATACGCCACATAATATTTGTTCCTATAGGATTTATAATTGGAGCCCATCGTCGTCTCTTCGAATGGATAGAGGTTTTCTATGAGTACCACCGACTCAGAGTCGTACCCCGTTTCTTCGCTGAATTCACGGAGAGCACAAATGATGTCTTTTTCGTTCTGGTTACGCCGGCCTTTCGGAAATCCCCATTCCGCCTCCGTCCAATGCGACTGTAGGTCGCTTTCTGCGATGAGTGTTTCCAACGTGTATTTCGTTTTCATGCCGTATTCGGTGATGCCGCGGTTGAGTTCCATGAACTTTTCGCGCGAAATGGATTCTTCGGAATTATACTGTGTACAGGTGGTTGCGCTACGTATGGTCGCGTGGTCGTCTATATCAAACCGGTTGTCGTTTTGGTCCTCATCCGTACGCGCCCATAACTCGCGCCATAGTTGGTCGAATGGTTGGGTCAGTATGCGCCGTTTTTCGTCCACCGTCATTTGGCCGAAAATATTTAGCAAAAAACTTTTGTTATGCACGGAATATTTACCCCGGATGAAATGGATGAACCCGAATGTATCTTTGCGCCGAATCAATAAATATTCTATTTTTTTGGAACTATCGGCAGCAAACGGGTTGATCCGAAAAGCGATGATTCCATGGCTCGTGATGGGGCCTTTGCAGTTGTAAAAGGTGTGCCCCATTTTACTGCAGTTGTTGCAATAGGTATTTGCATGTTTGGACGTTGTGTGGGGTACCGTATTCGTATGTATCATTTGTGTTTCGTTTGTTTTATTTTGAATGGATGGAGTATAAAAAAACCAAGTTACCTGATTATGGCGAGACAGGTTTATATCCGTTTCCCTCGAGTTCAACGTTTTCCAATGAAAACTATATACCCTCCCTTTTCCATTTATCAGAATCGAAACAACACGGAATGTCTGGGTCGAATTCCTCTCATGAAAAAAGTATCCAGCGCCAAAAGCGCATTGAATCGGGCGCACATATCTGGGGACCGCAATACTGGTTCGTTCTATTGACGATGGCGCATATGTACCCCGATTTTCCCACGACCATTACCAAGAGGAAATACTACGATTTCATCATGAATTTGCCGCTGTTTTTGCCGAACGAATCGATGGGCAACCAGTTCGCCGAAATGCTCGACAAGTACCCCGTGACGCCGTATTTAGACAAACGCGAGTCCTTTGTTCGATGGGTTGTGTTCATCCACAACAAAATCAACGTGAGTTTAGGAAAATTGGAACTGTCGTTGGAAGAAGCGGAGGAGGAGTATTTCCGTAAATACGTGCCCGAACAACTCGAATTATACGGAAACACGCCATTAAGACGCACCGTCGTTTACATGAACACCGCCATCATTTTAGCCCTATTGCTTGTCGTGTATTTGTTTTATCGAAGCTAATCTCTAGTCGTATGTTTGGTTGTCCATGGGCAACGGAAAACACTGCGAGTCAGTCCGAAGGGATCTAGTCATACGGGCAAAAACAAATATGACCAGACGCTAAAAAAAGAGAGCATTTTATATGAACACAACATGCGCATCGAAATCGTATTGATTCTTATTGTCGGAGCTGTCCTTTTGAATATTTATACGGACGGAAAATTGCTCAAATACGTGCTTTCTCATAAGAAATACTATCAAATGGCTGGTGTCGTGATCGCCGCGGTCGTGTTCTACTGGGTCGTGAAGCGAAACCCCGATAATTTGAAAGGCGTCGTGTTGTCCACGAACGAGTATCTGAAGTACATGCCGGTGGATCGCAACACCTCCGACATGATTAGTCCTATCTTGGATTTCACGAAAAAATATGCAGGTAGTAGCGTCGGTGGCGGCGGCACATCCGATAAAACCATTGCTTATGCCGAATCGCGGCTGTTACAAAGCGGAGGACAATCTATGCCGACCCAACCTTATGGAGGTTCCACTACGCAACCGACCGTCAAAGCGACCAAACGCTCCGTCAGTGAAACCAAGAAAAAATACGTGGCGGCACAACAGAATTGGCGGTGCGGAAACTGCGGAAAACAACTACCCGCATGGTTCGAAGTCGATCACAAAGTCCGTCTCGAGTACGGAGGTAGCAACCATATCGACAATTTAGTGGCGCTTTGTCGCGATTGCCACGGGGAGAAAACCGCCATCGAAAATTTGTAGTAAAACGGGTGCGAAAAATCGCCCCCAACTATAACGGAACCCCATTGAGTCTATGAGCAGTAAACCTCCCATTCCATTTAAAAAAAAAGAAGACTCACCCAAATCAAAAGACCCAGTCGTGTCCAAATTCGAGTTTGGAAAATACGTCAATCCCGAGTCGCTCGCTTTCTACAAGCGATACGCCATTGTCGTGTTCGCCATCATTTTTTCGTGTTTCGTCCTCTTTATCACATACGGTACACCAGAAGCCCAGACGAAACATTTTTACTACTATTTGTTCTTGTGCAGCTTCCCCATTTTAGTCGCCATGTATATCGTTTCGCCCCTTTACACCGAAAAAATGACGCGCCTAACCATGTTCCTTTATGGAGGCACCGCCATTCTCGTGCTCATTGCTCTCTACTATTTCTATCAACTTACGAATCCAGGCTCTGTGTCGATTGTATCCAAATTTTCCAGCGTGTTCATCCTTTTAGGAATCGTGGTTGGTTTAGCCATTTTGTATCGCGTGTTGATGCGATACGTCAACATGTCGAGAGGTTGGTTCGGGTTTTTGCTTCAGTTGTTGTTCTACATTCCATGCTTGTTGATTGAATTTGTCCAAGGGTTGATGGATGAGCTACGCGTGGCGCCAAACATGGTCGTTGTACTTTTTGCAATCGAACTACTGATTGTACTCGGTTATCTATACTTACCGAAACTCCTCACCTACCTGAAAAAAGACAGCGAACACCTCCTGATTGATTCGCCCGTATTCCTGAACAAATCCCACGTGGTCGCAAAATACGAAGATTTTCTGTTAGACAAAACAAAAAAAGAAATGCCGGAGAAAACGGACGACGTAATTCGCACCAATTATTCCATCGGATTTTGGGTGTTTGTGAATGAACAGTCAATCAACGACGGTAATCGAAAGAATGTGTTATCCTATAGTTCCCCGGGGTCGTATATAGGAAAACCAACCATCAAATACCAAGGCGGCAATCTCTATTTTACCTTGACGGACACGTATGCAAATAATTCAGTCGCGGTTTCGTTACCGATTTTAAACCAGAAATGGAACTATGTGGTTGTTAGCTATGAAGACCAAAAGGTCGACGTGTTTTTGAACGGGGAACTGAAGCATTCTGATACCTTTAGCAATGATAGTTTTCCAAACTATTTTTCCACAGACGTGATACAGGTCGGACAAACCGACGGCGCTTATGGCGCGATACGGAGTTTGGTGTATTATAAAACACCCATTCATTTAGCCGAAGTAATCAACCTGTACAATATTTTGAAATATACTACCATATGAAAAAACGCGAAAAATATATCGTAACAATATAAAATTGTTACAATATGAACCCACTTACGATTATTATACTGATTATTATTTTGGTGTCTTTGGTTTACGTATATTACTCATTCAATCCGACTTATTTGATTGACGTAAAGAAAATGACGGAGACGCAGACATTTACTTCCGACAAAATCGATGTGCCGTCGAGTAACCGCTACTGCTACGAAGGATGGTTCAATATCGTCAATAACTTCCCGCCGGATCAAGCAAATGCGATATTCTACCGAGGCACCGGCTTTGTCCTCTACTTGAAACAGTCCAAATTGGTTTTAGGAATCAACGGATATGTATCTAATGTCGATGCATCGGGACAATGTACCATGGCGTCACCCGCTGCTGGGGATTCCATTGTTATCACAAACGCTTACCCGTTCCAAAAATGGGCCTACATCGTCATCAACGTGGACGGCGCCAACATCGATATTTATTTGGATGGTCGACTCATCGCGAACAGGACAGCGACAGTTGCTTTTATTGGTAGCGACTCTTTAGTGGTAGGCAATCAATATATGGACGGACGTGTAGCCCATTTCAACCGATACGGATTCAACATGAACCCCCAGGATGTATGGAATAAATACATGTACGGAAGTGGCCAGAACGACTCCGCCTCCAATTATCATGTGAAAGTTGGTGTTCTAAAAAACAACGTGCAGAAAAACGAATTCAAACTGTTTTAGGCATATTCGAACCAGAATGACGCGCCAGTTTTAGAAAACATCTAGACAGTAATAGAATATCATTATACATATTATAATATTCTATTTTATTTGTTGTAAAAATGAATTACCTACTTGTAATTGGAGGAGTTGTTTTAGTCATTGTTCTCTATTTTATCTATCTTTACCTTACGAGCGACACCCTATCTTCCGGCATTCAAGATTTAAGTACTCCACTAACCACCAGTTCAAAAACATTGAAATCACCCGGTTCCACTATTTTTAGTTACCAGTTCTGGGTATTCATTACGCAACCAGCAAGTCAAACCGGTCAAAGCATTGTTCAACGGTCAGCAGGGTCAACTAAACATTTTAACATCATATTGAAAGGCACCCAATTAGTTATTCGCGATGGTGCTACTGAACATATGATTGCAACCAATAACTTCCCTATCCAAAAATGGACTTGCGTTTTGGTAAACTATAGTGCATCTTCGACTATTATGGAATGTTACATCAATGGTAAACTAGTATACACCAAACAGTTAAGTAATGCTCTGAATGTAGTTTCGAGTGACCCATTGGTCATCGGGGATTCTGGGTTTAAGGGATACATTACCAAAGTGATCTATTTACCGGAGGTAATTAGTTCGGACGATGCATGGAAGAAATATTTGGAAGGAAACGGTCAACTCTCCATTTCGTCTTATTTCGCTGGATACAACCTCAACATGGCGATTTCCAAGGATGACGTTGTCCAGAAAAACTGGAAAATCTTCTCGTAATTGGGTATTCTAATACGTTTCTGATATTTTACTTTCTCCTCTTATCATAAAATGGACAATTTAGTGAATACGGCAAAAGAATCCATGCCCACTGGAGAAAATATTCAACAAGGTATCTCTAGTGCTGCATCGAATGTGAAAAATAGTGTATCTAGCACAATGAATGATTTCTCTAGCAAAAATGTGATGAACGCAAGCAGAGAGTTCCTGGAATCAAACGGGATGGTCGCCAAGTTCGCGTTCATCATTTTTGTTCTGATCATTTTTGTGATTCTTTTGAATTTAGGCATGTGGGTCGTTAGTTCTATCATGGAACCCAGTAAATCGCCTTATATCATTAACGGTCTCATTAATGGTCAACAGCCTATGATGATTTCCCAGGACCCTTCGAACAAAAAAGCCATTGTCGTGTATCGCTCAAACAACCGAAATGGAGGTATGGAATTCACCTGGGGTTTCTGGATCCAAGTGTTAGCAGTGCCTAGCGAAGACAAACACAAAGCAGTATTTGTGAAAGGTTTTGCGGCCGATACGACAGCCTATGGTTCTGACGGTCTAGTCAAAGTGAACAATGGACCGGGTGTATACATCAAACGACAAGTCGACCCAACGAGTGGTGGTTATCAATGCGTCATGCATTTCGAAATGAATGTGGTGAGCCCGGATAACTCTGCCGGAGGTTCGAATCAAACCCCCAACGTCGTTCTAGATGTTCCCAATTTCCCCGTCGGAAAATGGACCCACGTTGCTTTCCGTCTCCAGAACAAGATTCTCGACTGCTACATGAACGGCACCGTCACCACACGCGTCAATTTTGGCGATTATATCCCGAAACAGAACTACGACAATATTTATTTGTGCGGAAACCAGGGATTTCCGGGTAACTTGTCGAACTTGCGTTACTATGACTACGCCCTGTCTGTATTCGAAATCAACAGTATTGTCTACTATGGCCCCAATTTGAACTCTGTGGGCGAAGGCAACAACAAACGTTTCGACTTCTTGGGCTTAGGTTGGTACAAAGGGAACCAACCATCATAAGTACATTTCATTTGTAAAAATAATTACCAATGAAAATATAGTATACCATGTCCAAACTGATTGACGCTCTATGCATCCAGCGCAAACAAGCTCAACTTTCGAATGTTCCTCCAACACGCCTCGAAATTCATAGTCCATATGGAGGAGCCTATAGCAAATTCGATCTCGATATGCGCCGCAAAGCCGAAGTGCTGAAATATGCAAACAACGCCTCCAACACGAAAACCAACAACTTAACCAAACAAGCGATTTTCGCGCGACTGGCGAATTTGAAACAGTCTCCGACCGCCAACAAAGCCGCCGCCGTGATTAATTGCCCCATTGACCCGTCGACTTTGCGACCTACTACCGCGTCCGGAGTCCCGGGACCTCCCATCTTGTTGTACGACGACGAGTCGGTGCCTCTTTACCAATACGTGTCGAAAGTCGACAGTTATTCACAAATACCGACAGTCATAACCGATCTATTTACAATCACGCCGAACAAAAACAAGAGTTTCGTGAACGACGTTTCCGGTCAAGCAATCTCCATGCTTTTCACACGTTTAGCCGATTTCGGTTATCTGAATACGACCTATACCGTGAATATTCCTATAGGAATTTCGATTTCAGGGAAAGTCGCCAGTTTGTCGGGAGGTAAGACCTTGACGGTTGCGTTGACTTCGATGCAGCTCAGCCTCTATTATAATTCGGGGTTGGTGGACTCGATGACGTATAGTGGTCCGACACTGAGTATGACGCTGGATTTGAGTGGTAGCGCAGTAGGGTCGGCATTTTCCGTTCAGAATCAGTATGTCGGGAATGTGGTGTTTGCGGGGTGGCGTGTATACAGTGCGCCGGGATACGTGTATCAATGGTATGCATTGACGCACCTATCTTACTCAGGTACGGCGACGATTAACCCGGCCGTTTCGCTAAATACGGTGATGTGTCTCGACCCGAGCGTTCAGGCCACGGCCAGTGGGTCCGTCGTCGTTGCGTCGAGTACGACGGGTATCAATGGAGGAACTACGATTGTGACTTTATAGGAAAACTCATTATTGTTGGTTTGCACTCAAGTTCGGATTCAAGCATATTTTCTGAGAAGGGAACACTTGTCCCGACATACATTTGTCGTGGTCGTTCATGCCGACGCAACTGCGCACCCCGTTGTATTCGCCAACTAAACACCATCCGGCACCGCCTTTTTTCGTGGAAATCGATTTCTGGATATCGCTGCCGGAGTCTTCCGGTTTGGGAGCTTCGGGACAACTTCCTTTAGAATAAGGCGACTTAATGGCGTCACTTAAAGCCCGTTTCTGTGCATCGTCCATTCCTCCTTGGCTCGCGTTTTTCAGGAGGTTGCCGATACTATGTGCGGTACCATCCGCAATATCGACGCCAAGTTTAGCGGTGTCTGCCGCTACCGTGGACGTGGTATTCACCAGTTCGCCCGCCGAGTATCCGAACATGGATGCGACTTGTAAAAAAATGGGCCCAAATACATTGGCGATACTTTGCAAAACATTTCCCGAAAAAGCGAGGAAGTTAAATCCGATAAACGATAAAATCAGGAGGCCTACAAGTACAAAAATGAGTATATTTTTTTCGCTAAACAACGATTCTTCGCCAGAATTGGTAGCAGGAACAGCAGAATCCATATTTTATACTATAGTGATTTATTTTACCGTATATCTTCGGATACAATGCGTAATTTGGCCGCAGTTCTTTTTATCGGATCAGTGTAATACCTATTTTATTACAAAACATGTTCGGTAGTTTTTTCTGCAACGTTGAAAACTTCTTTTTCATTAGTTTAGCCGTTATTTTCATTTTAGTCATGTTGCTCGTCTATTTGTTCAAACGTCGTATTTCCAATGTGGAGCAGACGGGTAACACCATGTTTGATATGGTCCGCCGTCTTACCGATGAAGTCAAATGGTTACGATGTTCCAAGGTTGACGACCGTGTCCCTCCAGTTGAATCACCTGAAATCAAGCAGGTCCAGTGTCCTTTCCCTCATTCTTTGAATAAAAACAAAGATACGATTGAATACGAAGTGGTCGAGTTCCCGAAAAAGATTGTGGTGGGGGATTTAGTTGAATCGGAATCTGAGTCCGAATATGATATAGATCCTTTAGCCGATTCGGATGATTCTGGTTCGGATTACTCTGGGTTGGATTTAGAAGATGATTTGTCTATAGAAGAATTGCATGAAGAGGAAAATGCGGAAGTGAAACCATTCAACACGGAAGACGCAAACTCTTCGGTAGAACACGTATTGGATACCCAAACGGCACCGGTTCAGGAACAAGAGCAGGAGCAGGAGCAGAAGCCGGAACCAGAAGAAGTCGAGATTGTGGTGGACCATTTAGACGTGGAACCCCCCATGTTGGAACCTCATTACACGGTCGACGACCTAAAAAAAATGGATATTAAGCAACTCCGGCATCTTGCCTCCTTGAAATCCGGGCAGGATACGTCGAAAACCAAGAAGAACGAACTGATTCGAATGCTCACCGTGTCGGTTTCATTGGACTAATGACGCTAAACGAATCCAAAAGAAAAATGGATAAAAAGAAATAAAACCAACTAATATATAAATTTCGCCATTTTATACCTAAATGTTTTCCTTTTTGTACAACGATAAAACCAATACTCTAGCCGAAAAACGAATCACCATTGTTCACCCGAAATACTCGGACTTTCCTCCTTCCGCTAGAGGGTATTCCACCAACAATGTGTATTCCGGGTTTCCTCCCATCATGAGCGACGGTCGTGCCTTGATCGGGGCGTGGCAGCCCGAATCGTTGGAGAACGACGCACTCCTTCGCGACGCCGGCATCCAATCCAACTGGGACTACCGCCAGTACTTGCAGAAAAACGCCGAGTCCGTGGTCCGCCGCAACTTTGTTGAGTCCGCCAACGATTTCGGATTTTATGAACGCGGCATTTATGCGAAAGCGACCGAACAAGGTAAATTTGCTCCATCACAGGCGAATGCGTCGACGAAACCGGCTGTTTACGAATCCGTCTTCGAACCCGAACATTCCTATGGTTATATGCCGAGCGATTTGAAACAGTCGTATTTGTCGAGGGAACAGCTGGCGGCGAAACAGCACCCGATGGTCATTACGCAAGAGGAATTGTTGAGAATGATGGCGTCCAACCGATAAATGAATACATCCATAATATGAATCATCCATAGAATCATATTATGCGTCGCCGTTTGATTTCTAGTCACTAAGCTAAATTGATTTATTTTGCGGTTTTGTAGCTATCGTGGTTTGATTGATTGGGTGGAAATAAAATCGTAACACAGGGTCCTGCGAACGTAAAACACATTCTAAAAACCCGTTCGTTTTTTGCACTTCTTCGACATTGAATTCGACCATTTGGTTTGTTTTTGGTATTTCTACGGATTTTGATTCTATAGGATTCAATGAAGGAGGTTCATCCAATTCAGCGCCTCCCGTTCCAACCACGTATTGAGTGATTTCCATTTGTGTCGGAATAAAGACGGAAGTTTCGTCTCCTGTATCCAAATCTTCGATTTCATCCGAGAATATTTTTTCCGGTTTTGGAACTATAGGAATATTCACTTTTACTTTTTGGTACATGTGCACGTCGGCGCACAAATAATGATAATGGGGTTGTTGCAGTTTTCGGTGGTAAAACATTTTATGAATGTCGGTGAAGAGATGAGTGAACGAACAACACTCCGCTTTTTCTTTCATTTTGTCTTTGGATTTGTCTTTTTTGTCTTTTTTGTCTTTTTTGTCTTTAGCGGGTTCAACCGCCGATTCTTCTCCCGTCTTTTTGTCTTTGACTTTGTCTTTGACCTCTTTCATTTTGATGGATACAATCGGATAATGACCCATGAGTATCACATTTTGGATCGGTTGGGTCCGATTCGATAATTGTGTTTCTAAAAAATCCTGAATGAAACGTTCTTGTTCATCGATCCGTTCTTGTTTTTTGTCTTGTAATCGAGGTTCCTTTAGAGGTTCAAATTCATCATAACAGTCGACCGTATCGGGGTCTAAATTGTCGTATAGGGAGGTATCAAACATGATAATCGCTATGTTCGGAGTCCACATAAACGCATGAAAAATGTGTATTTTCGGTGCATCTTTAGGAACTACTTCTGGATGCGTTGCGGATTTTTCCAGTTTTGAAATCACACATTTTTCAGAGGATTGGTTGGTTTTAGCGTCAAACATATTTCTTTGACCAGTACTTGGATTGGTTTCGATATCGTGGTTTCCCAAAATGAGATGGACTTCGGTGTTTTTAGGGAGCATTGAAAATCCGGCTTCTAGTTGCGCGGCATCGACCATTTTTTGTTTTTCGTTTATGGTTTCATTCTTGTTTTTTTTAGGATAATAATTGTCCCCGGAAATCAACACAAAATCGGTCTTGTAATACGGAGTATCAATATGTTGTTGTATTGCCGGAAGCACTTTTTGGAATCCGAACCCTTTTTTTGGTGTTAACCCTCTCAGGACCAACTTTAAAATTCTATATGGAGGAATGGGACAAATTCGTCATATTCCCACATGTTTGGTCCTGAGAGGGTTAAATTTGGATCGACAAACCGATTCCAGCATCCGAACGTAATGAACCGTTTTATTCCCGGGGTTATAGGAGGTAGAACCATTCGCTTGAGTCTTTCAAGACTACGGGTCCTTTTGATTGATTTTTTTTTGGAAACAGAGGTTCTACTACCTGGACTCAAACTTCGTGTTTGTTTGACCGATGAACGACTTCGTCTTAATGCGGATTTAGATGATTGACGGCTAATACGTGGTTTTGCCCACTTTAAATTTGGGTCTGTAACTGAAACCACTGGACTACTCATTGTATTTTTACTATAGGATTATATATTTGTTCAAACAAACCATGATAAGAGGATATAAACAGAATCCTCTTATCATTTCAAATGCGCATTGCAAGTTTTGATGTCGGAATCCGCAATTTAGCGTACTGTGTGATTGACCTTTCGGGGAACTCGATACGAATCATCGACTGGAATGTGGCGAACCTGGCGGCCTCTTCACCTAGGTCTTCTTCGGATTTGCCGTCTTCTGTTGTGGTGCCGCCTTGTGGATGTACAGTCGGCACCGGGAAACGCAGCAAACCGTGTGCAAAACCCGCCGCTTGGAAAACACCCGACCACCGGACGTGGTTTTGCGGGAGGCATGCGAAACTGGCTACCCAATCAAATACCGATACGAATTGGTTGTTTCCTTCAAAACAATATTTAGCCTCCCAACTCATTAAATTAAAAATGGAGGAACTGAACCAAAAAATGAAAGATTTAGGGATTCAATCGAATGAAAAACACCTGAAAAAATCCGACCTGGTTCAACAAATCGCGCAATTCTATCAATCCAAATGCCTGGTGGAAACCAGCGCGACGCCTAAAAAACAGGTCGCCGCGAAAGACATTTCATTGGTTGATATTGGCCGCTCGGTTAAACAGCTGTATATGACGGGTGGATTCAATGGAGTGACCCACGTTCTCATTGAAAACCAAATTTCCACGATTGCAAGCCGCATGAAAACCATCCAGGGGATCATTGCACAGACGTTCATCATGGGCCAAGACGTTAGTCGAGCCCAAGTATACGACCAAGACGTTAGTCTTGGCCAAGTATACGACCAA